TGAGATAATTGAAGGACTAATACTTGACTTCTCTGAGAGTTCTATTAAGATTCCAAATAAAGACCTGTACCCTCATCTAATACATGAACTGGAATTATTCAGTTACGAGTATAATCCACGCACGAGATCAGTACGTTACAGTGCACCATCTCCGCACCATGATGATTGTGTTATGTCATTAGCGATAGCAAACTACAACCGCAAACAAAATATTAATACTGGTAGTTATGCAGTCATGGGATCTCTATAATTCAATTTAACACTAAAAGATATTTAATAGTATGGCAATCAAAGTTAGAGTTGGAACGGTACATATGCAAATGCCTGAGAGGGTAACGATCGAGGAATGGCAAAGACTAATGCAATGGGATTTTGATAAACAGTTACACCATCCTTATATTATTAATTCTCTAATGGGTATTGACCTTGAGGATCTAAAGGCAGCTGACCAGGCTAGCTTAGATTTGTTTATAGGATTTATAGCTGGTGCAATTAATAAAAGAACGCCTAAGGAACTACCACAATTTGAGAAACTAAACTTTGGTCAGTTTGTAGATTTAGATTGCTACCTATCACTGGGTACTGAGAAACATATAAGCGATATGATGGGGATCTTAGAGATAACTACTCCTTGGGCTGATGAAGCTCTACAACATATTGAACAGTATATTAAATGGAGAGGTACGATATATAAACAGTACAGTCAGTTGTTTGGATTAGATGGACCAAAGGTAGATAAACCTGCTGATGAGTTTGATCCTAAGGAAGTAAGTAGAGGTTGGTACAATGTAATCGTAGAATTAGCTAAAGAAGATATCCTAAAGATGGATTCAGTAACAGAACAACCATTACATAAAACTCTAACGTTCTTGCAAATTAAAAAAGAAAAGACAATCGCGGAACAACAACAACTTCGCAAAATGAATAAAGCCAAATGACCTATAAAGAAATAATAAATAGAATTAGAACTGTAGCACAGAACCACTTAATGATCAAAGACTTTGGTTATGGTGAACTGTCTGATATTAAAACTCAGGCTCAGTTCGGTGCTGATGGTAATATAAATCCTAATAGCCAAGCTGATTATCCTTACATGTTTTTAGTACAAAGTAATGCAGTACGTAACGAACCTGTCATGAGTTATAATTTTTCAATGATAATGATGGACATGGCACGTGGTGAGGAAGGCGATGTATATGATAACTACCTTACGATCCAATCTCAATGTCAACAGTATATAGATGATGTACTTGCTAACCTTTATTATTTTTATAGAGATCAGCCAATGGTACAACTAACAGGTATTACTTACCAACCGTTTAAAGAAAAGTATCAGGATGAAGTGGCTGGGATGACTGTTAACTTTACCTTTGAGGTACCTAGCGGATTAAATGAATGCGTTGCTCCGTTTGATAATGTTACTGAATTATTCTCATCTCAACAATATCAAGGTGGAACTTTAGATTATAATAACGTTCCGCCTCCTTACACAAGACAAAATCCTGATCAATATCTTTACATACCTGATATCTTAAGAGATGCATCTGGGGGAGATCTTAACTGGGAACCTTATGTTTTACTACCAGGCAACCCAAGAGGTCCGCATAGTAGATTTAAGGAGGCAAAACTATATAGTAAAATAGTACTAACATTTGATATGACTTATACATGGGATCCAGCAATGGTGCCTAACGCAACTCCACCTTATCTTTTCTATGCGCCTATTGGTCCAATACCAGGTCTTAATCCTGCATGTGGACAAAATGGTGGTATTAGTATATGTACCCGCCCACCTTTAAACGCAAACAAATATCCTGATACAATTGTAGGATTTCCTGATCCAGCAGTATCACTACCAGTTGTAGGTACTACTTATTCGGTTACATGTACATGGAATAATATAACAGTTGCTGATGAGTCCATGTTTCAGTTAGGTAGACAAGTATATCAAACTTCTCCTGGGTCAGGCTGTTCACTAAATAATATTGCGCAAATTAATATGCAAGACGTAACAGTAAAACTATTTGAAGTATGACATTAGAAGAATTCGTAGATGATCTAGGAGAACTTGCATTAGAGCTGAGTGAACCACAACAACTGTTACTTAGAATAGGTGGCGGTATAGTAGAAGACATGAAAGCTAGAGTTCCTGTTAATACTGGTTACTTACGTAATAATATACGAGTATCAGTTACAGGCCAGGATACGATTGTATTCTCAATGCCTGATTACGGAGTATTCCAAAACTATGGAGTTAAAGGTACAAGCGGTGGAGCTATCATTGCACCAGGACATAATAAACCATGGAGAGGTGGTCTACTTAAACAACCTTTTGGTATAACAGATCCTGCAATCGTTGGTCCTTTTAGATACTCAGCAAGAAGATATGGATTACCGTCAAGGCAATTCTATGATGAGGGTTTACTCACTACCGAGATTGGCGAACAATTCTTAGAAGATATAATAATAGACTTTTAGTAAATAAACAAATTTAAACAATGGCAGTATCAATATTACAATCACCTAACATACCGTTTGATCAAGCATACGGACCAAATCCAGTTACTCTTACAGGTATCCCGGTAGATCCAGGTACAGGAGTCCTGGCTGCACAGAAGTATGTTCTACAGATATTTCGTAACGGAACTAAAATAGCAGACCTTAGACAGAGTCCAAATGGCGAAGCTAAAGCAATCTTTGATATTCAGAATACGTTACAGAATTTCGTTGCTCCATCACCAAGTACAATTGAAGAGACAGGTTATGCAGGTTTAGATTTAGCAACAGCGACAAACGAATCAACTCCTTATTCTTTCGCAGCAGGGTATGAGAATAACGGTGTGGTAACAATTGAAGTAACAACATCTCAATCCTTCTTAGACTTTGGTGGTACAAAAGAATATTATGACGTACCTTATTCAGCAGCAAGATTCATTCCTATTATAACTACTAATGCACCAGGTTGTACAAACGTTCTAAAAAGAGCAGATGTATTCTCTGATGTTAATACGTTTAGATTAGGATCTGAGATTACTGATGGTAAACCGCCATGGCTTACAGCAACTACAAAAGTATTTGAACGTAATGTAACACCTGACGATATGACTACCTTATCTTATTTTAATGGTGTAAGTGGAACTGGTCCTGCCTCAGCCGCAGGTATTGAAGCATTTACATTTTGGCAATACAACGGTAATACATTACTAAGTACTGATACAATATTTAATAACCAAGCAAACGGTGGTGGTCCTAATGCAACGACAGGCCAAGGTACTACTCCTTCATATCCTTTTAGAGGTATAACAGTTGGAACAGGACCGATTAACTTTACAGACTTTAATGGTACAAACGTTACTCATTACTATGTAGCGGTTAACGCATTCACTCCGAGTTCTTGTCCTGGTGTAACAACAAACCTTACTGATGATTCTATCTTTGATGTATTCAGATTAAATTTAATAAGTCCACTATGTAATGATTATCCTGAATTCCAATTCAGTTGGTTAAACTCATATGGCTTTAGAGATTACTTTAGTTTTAGTAAAAGAAAAGAAAAGAGTGTAGCTATTAATAGAAATACGTTTCTTAAAGAGGCAGCAGATTATAATGGATCTAGTTATACAGTAGGAATACAAGATAGAGGTACAACAGTATACTCTCAGACTCTAATGGAAAGGTTCTCTGCCTTTACTGATTACTTAACAGATAAAGAAGCAAAATACTTAGAAGGTTTGTTTACCTCTGCTGATGTACGTGTAAGGTTTAATGATTTAACAATACCACAACGATATGAGTTTGTACCTGTTGCTTTACTAAGTACTTCATATACAGAAAAGACTTACAGAAAAGATAGACTGTTCCAATACAATATAGATTTTAAACTTGCTCATAACATAAAATCACAAAGAGGATAATATGATTCAATTAAAAGTATACTCTACAGAAGTAGATGCTAGTGGTAATCCTTTAATGTTTTGGCTTGATCTTTATGAGACTGAGCCTATTAAGCTTACACTATCAATAGAAGATATAACTAATGCTGAGGCAACCTCTGTATTTAGTAAAGCCTTTAAAGTACCAGGCACTAGAAAAAACGCAGAGTTCTTTAAGAATAGTTTTGATGTTGATGGTGTTATGTATGATGTAACAGTAAAGAAACGTGCTGAAGTCTTAGTAGATGGATCTGAGTTTAGAGTTGGTCATATTAGATTACAAAAGATATTCCTTAATACAGAGTTAGATCGTTATGATTATGAATTACTATTCCTAGGAGAGACTAGAGATTTTAGTTCTAAGATTGGTGATAAAGGATTATGTCAATTAGATTTACCTGAATTAGTAGGCGATGCAAGTAATAATAATATAACAGTAGCAGCGGTACAGTCCTCATGGCAAGCCTTTCCTCAGAATGCCAGTTTAACTGCTGGGTTACATAATGGTAATATTATATACCCTCTTATAGATCATGGTAATACTTATGATGATCAAGGCGATGTTAATGAAACAAGGATATCTTTTAATACTCCTTCTCAACCAACTGAACCACATATTACTTTATCAACTGGAATTAATCCGTTAACTATAAGTAGGATGAAACCTATGATTAGAGCTAAGAGGATAATAGATCAAATATTTGCTGATGCAGGTTATACTTATACTTCTACATTTTTTACTTCAGATCTATTTCATCAGATTTATATTTCAGCCTTTGGTAATGAAGCAACGATAGGTTATGAGTCAGGTGGTAATTCTACAAATTCTATTAATACAGCATACGGAGAAAACCTTACAGGAATACAATCTATAACTCAAGGTACTCCTTCGGTTAGTAATGTACTTACGTTTCCACAAAATCAAGTAGACGTAGGTAATAATTTAACTAACCAAACTTATACAGTTCCTACTGCAGGTGGTTCTTATCAAATTAGAGGTGAAGCTTATTATGAAGGTTACTTTGAGAATTCAGATTATACTCAGACACCAATTGATGCAAGACTCCACCTTTGGAACATAACAAGAAACGCTTCAGTATTTTCTAGTCCGTTTAATGAATCAGCTACATTACAATTTAATACTACTATTGCTATTACTCCAGGAATATTTGAACAAGGAGATCAGATTGCTTTAGCAGTTATACCTCAGAGTGGTGTTGATTACGATTTAGTAACGAATGTAATATTTGAAGTTCTATCTGCACCTGGTCAGTATTCACCAGCTCAAGGATTAGAATGTACTTATAAGCAGGTTGATTTTATAAAAGATATCTTAACTGCCTTTAGATTAGTCTTATCGCCTGATCGTGTTAAACCAAATAACTTTATTATAGAACCTTGGCAGACATACATTAATAGTGGTGAGCTATACGATTGGTCTAAGAAGCTTGTACAAAACAAAGATGTAATTATAGAACCTGTATTTTTCAGTCAGTCTGAGACGATTAAATATACTAATCCTCCAGGTGGTGATTACATAAACGAATATCATGTATCAGCCTTTGATGAAAACTATGGTTACTTAGAATTTAATAGTGGTAACGATTTACTTAAAGGAGATAGAGAAGTTAAACTTATAGGTATAGCACCAACACCAATAGCTCAGATGGAAGGAGCAGTAACTGGTGATAATGTAGCTTTACCACAATTACATACGCATTCGCCTAATGATAATGGATTACAACATCTACCGTTAAAGGTTAAAACAAGAATGTTATTTTATAATGGACTGCAACCTTTTACGCATCCTAATAATCCAGGAGGACCAAACAATCAATGGTACTTAAGTGGACCAGTAGCATTAACAACATATCCTTTAGTTAGTCCTTATCAAACATGGCCTATACAAGCTGAGTCTTTAAATCTAAATTGGTTTAATGATATACAGTATTGGGGAACGATTGCAGGTTATAACGAAAATGGATCTACACTATACGGAGATTATTGGTCTAGGTATATTGCAAGTCTTTATAATAAATTTAGTAGAAGAGTAACAGCAACCTTTATCTTAAACAATATAGATCTTAATACTTTTTCTTTTGATGATACAATATTTATTAATGGAACTTATTATAGACCTGAGAAAATTATAGATATACAAGTTGGAGCAGACACAGAGGTACAAGTGGTACTTATAACTGCAAACGATTTTGTTCCTTCGGTTATCCTTAATGAAGATCTAACTAATTTTAGTGGAGTAGGTTCTAATGTAGGTTGTGCTAATGGAGATGGTATTATAACGATTACAACTGACGGTACACCAGGGTACACGTGGACTCTATCTAACGGATCAACAGGATCTGCATTGAGTGGTACAGCTGCAGGTGCTGCTCCTTATTCTTTTCCAATTAATAATGTAGCTCCAGGAACTTATACAGTTGATGTAATAGATTCTCTAGGAAGAACAGGATCTGTCTCAGTCACTGTACCTGTAAGTACTAATACTAATCCAACCGCAACGCATACAAGTACAAATCCAACTGATTGTACTAAACCATGTAATGGAGCAATCTTAGTAACTCCTGCAGGTGGAAGTGGAACATATCCTACAATCGTTTGGACATCTGGGCCATCAAATCCAGGTAACAATTTTAATCCTACTAATTTATGTCCAGGAACTTATAACTATACTGTTATAGATTCTAATGGTTGTGAATCAGTAACGGCAGCAGTAGTCCTTACATGTACAACGGTACAGAATATTTGGAATTATGCTCAAGACTTTAACTGTAATACTTTAGGTAATGTTTTCTTAAAGGTAGATACAGGCGCAAGTAATCCAAGTTTAACTGATGTGGTTCAATTAACTGCAATAGGTGGTACAAATATAAATGGATGTTATAGACCAATCAGTGTAACAAGTGGAGTTCCAACGCATACAGTATCTTTATTATACTTTGACTGTAATACATGTCAAGGTATTGTACCAGGTGCTAATTATTTTAAAGTAGTAAATTGTATTGATCCTTCTTCTCAAATAGTAGTTAAAGAAGATCCAGCTAATCCACCTTTAGTAAATCAGGTATTTAATTTAAATGGTATTGGTGGTTGTTGGAAGGTACAAGATACAGGCGATGCAAACGATTGGTCAGGATATACAATGACAACTGAATATGTAGATTGTACTGCATGTGCTGGTCCTGCTACTCAACAGATGTATTCGGCTGAAGCTGAGAATCAAGGTTTATTTAATTCATCATGTTTCCCTAATACATTTACAGTTCCAATTTATAGTCCATTAACTAACGATGCAGCATTACTTAACATAGGTGATACATTATATTCTGATCCTGGATTTAATAATCCTTGGTTTGGATCCAATGTTAAGGCTAAGTTTTATTCATTAGCTAATAGTAATGGAAGTGGAGTAACAATTGCAAGTCCTAGGATAGATGGTAATGGAACCATAATCCAACTTAATGTATGTTAGAGTTCAATAAATCAATAAACGATATTTAATAGTATGGCAGATAAAACAGTAAAAATTACCTTTGAGATTGATGGACTCCAACAATCGGTAACAAATATAGATGATGCAAAGGTAGCCTTAAAGGAACTGGAGACTCAAGCAGAGAAGACCGAACAAGCAGCGGCAGGCGCAGCTGATGAGTTTAAAGACTTAGGTAATGAAGCGAAGAATGCTGGTGAAGGTGGTGAAGGAGCCATTACAGTATTAGATGAAGCAACTGGTGGATTAGCAAGTAGATTTTCTAATGTTATAACAGGTGTTAAGCAAATGGGTAAATCTCTAGTTACATCTTTTAAAGCTGGTGTAAAAGGAGCAAGTTCATTAAAGATTGGTATTGCAGCAACAGGTATTGGATTACTTGTAATTGCATTAGGAGCTATCGTTGCCTTTTGGGATGATATCATTGGATTAGTATCTGGTGTTACAAGTGAACAAAAGAAACTAAATGAAGAAGTAGATAAAAACTTAGCAACTCAGCAAGAAGCACTCGCAGCTATATCGGCTCAAGAAAACTCATTAAAGTTACAAGGTAAGACTGAAGAAGAAATCAGAGACCTTAAGATTGAGCAGACCAATGAAGTAATTGATGCAACGATACTTCAGCTGAAACAAATGGAAGCTACTAAGAAAGCTCAAATAGAAGCAAGCCAAAGGAATAAAGATATTACTCAAGGTATAATTAGATTTCTAACTTTACCTATTACAATCTTATTAGGTACTGTTGATGCTCTTACTGCAGCTCTATCGTTAATACCTGGCTTAGGAGATGTAGCAACTAATTTAGAAGATGGATTCTCTGGCGGTCTTGCAGGTCTAATCTTTGATCCTGAAGAAGTAGCATCGGAAGGCCAAGCTGCCATAGATGAGACTACAAAGCAGTTAACAGCACTCAAAAATACTAGAGATGGATTTATATTGGCTGGAGAAAAAGAGGATGCAGATAGGACTCAAAAGGAAAAGGATGCTTTAGCTAAAAAGGTTGAAGATGAGAAGGCAGCAGCAGAAAAGATAGCAGCAGATAAAAAAACGATACAAGATAAAGCTGATGCTGATGCTCTTAAGGCTCAACAAACTTATTTAGCTAACAGACAGTTAATCGATGGTTTATTACAACAAGCTGACCTAGATGCAATTGACGATACCTTTGAAAGAGCAAGAGCAGAGTTAGCAATACAACAAGAAACTGATATTGCAAAGATAACTGCAGCTGGAGCAACGGCAGCAGAGATCAAAAGAATAAAAGATAGTTTTAAATCTAAGACTGATAAGTTAAACCAAGACGAGGCAGACTTTAAAGAGGAACTAGGTAAACAAGATGTAGATAACGCATTAGCTGCAGGTTCACAGGTATTAGGATCTATAGTTAGTTTAGTTGGAGAAGGAAGTACAGTAGGTAAAGCTGCTGCGATCGCTCAAACCACAATTGATACTTATTCATCTGCAACGGCTGCATATTCTTCTGTAGTTGGAATACCTGTTGTAGGACCAGTCTTAGCACCAATTGCTGCAGGTGTAGCAGTGGCTGCAGGTTTAATGTCAATCAAAAAAATTGTAAGTACAAAAGTACCAGGAGGTGGTGGTGGATCAGTTCCTTCTATTACAGTACCAAACGGAGGACCACCTGTTGATCCTAATGCTGCGATTGCAGGAGCTGCTGAAGATCAGGCTCAAAATAACCAAATTACTTTAGGTGGACAACAAGGAAGTACTGGTGGTGTAATCCGAGCATACGTTGTAAGTTCAGAGATGTCAACACAACAAGAAGCAGATGCAAAAATTAACGACTTAGCTAGACTATAAAATATATACTATATGAACAAGATAATTGAATTAATGATTAACCTAGAAGAATTTGAATTCGAAGATCTAGGAGTAGAAATAATATCCTTAGTAGATAAACCTGCTATTGGAGTTAATTGGATGGCTTTTGCTAGAGATCAATTTGTAACTAGATCTGCTGGTGAATCCGAATCTGATTTTGTAAGTAGATGTATACCTGTTTTAAAAGGAGAAGGATACGATGATAGCCAAGCAGCTGCTATATGTTATGATTCATTTAAAGAACAAGATCAGTTTAGAGCTAACGCAGATTGTCCTGATGGATTTGAACATAAAATGCCAGATGGTACTTGGATGTGTGGTAAGACAATGGGTTATGAATTAGAAGAAGATCTATCGATTGCAGAAATGGAAGAAGGTATCTTAAAGATCGCTGGTGAACAAGGAGAGGTAGTTAACAATGAAGAGATAATTTACATTGATGGAACTAAAGCTCAGTTTGCAACGATTGGTGATTTCTTACAAGGTATTAGAGCATTAGACGCTTTAAGTGGTGTACCTGAAAATACTGAAGTAGATCTTAGATTCCGTTATACAGGACCAGCTCCTCAACGTGGATTTTGTAGATCACTGATTGCTTTAAATAGAATGTATGATATATCTGTTATAGATCAGATGAGCAGGTTTAATCCTGGTATGGGTCCTAATGGGTCTAACTCTTATTCTGTGTTTCAGTATAAAGGTGGAGTTAATTGCCAACACTACTGGGAAGCTATCGCAACATATCAAAACGCAGGAGGACAGAGAGTTCTATTATCCTTAGGACCTGCAACAGATGAGATAGCTAGAATAGATGGAATATTTGGTGGTGCTAATGCTGGTGAATCTAATAATAGTTCAGATCCAAGTCCAGAAGGAGCAGTAAGTAATAATGCAAGTTTAAAGTTTTGGAAGTTTAGTGATGATGATAAACAAATCGTAACAGGACCAGCAATGATACCTAATGATTTAATTGATCGTAGAGATGAACTAGGTAATCATTTTCATGTTTACTTTTCAAAAGATACAATTCAACAAATAGCAGCTAAGTTCTTAAAAGATAATAATACTCATAACACTGATGTTAATCATAATAACATTGTAACAAGCGATAATACATTACTTGAGAGTTGGATAGTAGAAGATCCTAAGAGAGATAAATCATCAGCCTTAGGTTTTAATGTACCTAAAGGAACTTGGATGACAAGCTTTAAAATTAACGATGATAAAACATGGAACCAAATTAAAGCTGGAGAACTAAATGGTTTTAGTGTAGAAGGTCAGTTCCTTGAAAAATTAGTAAAAGCATAAATATGAAAAAATTATTAATTATAGTATTAGCAATAATACTTCAGTCTTGTAGTACATATAATCTTTCAACTGATTATAGAATTAAAAGTATTTTAACAATAACAGAAGCAGGAGATACATTAGCGGTACCTGTAAGACAATTTAAATTTAGGATACTAGATAACAGAGATCCTTTTAGATATCAATACAGACAAGATTGGAATCGTTGGAATTATAGATCATATCCTATTCCTTATGTTAATCAAAGTAATTGGAATAAACCTAATTATAATGTAAAGCCAAATCCAAAACCATTTACACCACAAGTTGTTGTAAAACCTTATAAGCCAATGAATGCTATACCTCTTGTAAAGCCAAACGTTAAAAAGAAAAATTAATAATGGATATCAAAGATACTACCGCCAACCTTACCTCACTAGCAGGAATGTCAATGTCAATGCTAAATGTAGAAATGATTTTAACAATAGCAGTATTAGTTTCTGCCTTGGTTTTAAATATATCTAGACTTATTGCTATAAGGAAGCAGGCAAAGCCAAAGGATGAATAAACTTTATATGGGTTACTAAAGATCCAGGGTTTGTAATCATATCACAATGAGGACACTTCTTTCTCATCTTATTTACTTTACTTATATTATTTTGAGCTACCATTCTTTCTGTTGGTGGTAAACCTTTTTCTATTTTATGTCTTGACTCTGCTTGCCTTGCTTCAGATCTAGTTTCATAACTTTCTAATACAACCATTTCAATATCCTGTCCGTAGAATTTACCAGCTTTTGGTGAAGTCAACGGATTTCTTTTTATGTGGTCATATAGTCTTGCTGTAGGATTAGCAGTCTGTCCAATGTAAAGTAATGTTCTTAATATATTCTTCTCTCTCAGTTCATAAATGTAAATCATAATTATATCTTTATTTTATATATCAATGAGGAACCAGTTAAAAAAATCTACTTTTGTCAAAAATGACTATTTTAATATATAATACTGTAGGGACAAACCCTATACATTTAACCAATAAATAAATTAGAAACATTATGACAGTAAATGACGTATTGAAGAAGCTAAGAGTTATGCTCGCAGCTGACACTGAAGTTGTTACCGAACAAAAATTTGCAGATGCAACTTTAGTAGACGGTACCGTTGTATATACTGATGGTGAATTAGAAGTAGGTAAAGCTCTTTTAATTAGAACTGAGGATGGCGTTGAGTCTCCTTATGCACCTGAAGGAATGCACGAAACAAACGACGGTAAAATGATAACAGTTGGTCCTAATGGTGAAATCATGGAAATTAGCGAAGTTGCTGATGCTGCCGAAGAAGTAGTTGTTGAAGAACAATTAGAAGAAGTCGCAGTCGTAGCAGAAGTACCAGAAGGAACAGAAATGCCAGCGGCAATGTTACTTGAAGGTATAGCAGAACTAATTGCACCTTTCACTGAAGAGATCGCACAGTTAACAGAAGAAGTAGTTGCTTTAAAAGCACGCTTTGCAGTAGTAGCCGGAGAACCTGCTGCTAAACCAATCAGAAATTCTTTTTCAGAAAACAAAAAGATTAAGGATGATATGATTGCAAACAGAATGGATGCATTAAGAGCAATCCGCACAAACAAATAATAACCAAAAAAACAAAACAAAATTATGGCATTTGGATTTAACATTGCAGCATTGCCTGCATATACCGACCAATTAAGTTTAGACCTTATTTCTAAGGCGGTATTAAAAACCGATCTACTTGACTTTGTAGATCTAAGATCAGGTTTCACAAGTGGAACAGTATCAATTAATTTAGTAGATGCAGATTTACCTGTATCAGCTTTAGCATGTGGATTTACTCCAGACGGAGAAGTTACATATACGCAAGTAAATGTAGTAATCGATTCACTACAATCAAAAACAACAATGTGTGTAGAAGATCTACGCTCAGTTTACCAATCAGCATTTATGAATGCAGGTACTGGTAATGACTTTATTCCTTTTGAAGAAGTAATCTCTGAATCTTATGCAGATAAGTTAAGAAAGTACAATGAAGGATTATTAATTAATGGCCCAGGAGCTGCAGGTGCAGGAACTGGTCTTAAAGCTCAGATTACTGCTGCTAATGGTGCTACTGTACCAGCTGGAGCTGTGGCATGGACTGTTGCAAATGCAGTAACGCAAGCATTAGATATTTATGATGCAATTGACGAAGCTGTAAAAGATAGAGATGATTTAATTATGGTATGTAGCCCAGCGGCTTACAGAACTTTAGTTAGAGCTCTAGTTGCACAAAACTTATACCACTACGAATCAGTTGTAGGTAACGAAATTTTAATTCTACCAGGAACAAACATTAGAGTAATCTATAGTTCAGGTCTAGTAGGTTCTGATTACGTATTTGCAGGACCAGGAAAAATGATCTTGGCTGCAACAGGTTTAACTGATGAGTTGGATTCATTCAGATTCTTTTACGATGAATCAGCAGATATAATGAAATTCAGAGCTGCATGGAGACTAGGTGTAGGTGTTGGACAAGTTAATCTTTTCGCAACAAACGGTTTAGCATAATACTAACCAAATTAATAACTGGGGACTTCGGTCTCCAGTTTTTTACTAACAAAAAAAATCAATAAAAATTATGAGTTGTTCAGCAATAACCGCAGGATTTTTAGATCTATGTAACTCCAATACAGGAGGTATCGAAAAGATATTCATAGCTAATGGTCCAACCACAGCAATTACACAGTCTGCAGGTAATATAACTGCAATCACTGTAGGTGGCTCTGCTTTAACTCCATCTGATTTTTTTGTATTCGAAACTCCAAGACAAGTATCATCAGTAACTGAGACTACAACAGTATCTCAAGAAAATGGTACACTGTTCTTTGATCAGCAGTTAACATGCGTATTTAATACTATGGAAGCTACTAAACGTGATCAACTATTACTATTAGCACAAGCAACTACAATGGTTGTTATTGCTAAAGATGGTAATGGTAATTACTGGTCAATAGGTGTAGAAAAAGGTGCCTTTATGGTGTCAGGATCTGCAACTTCAGGAACTGCATATGGTGATAGAAACGGATATGAAATAGTTTTAGGTGGATTAGAACCTAGCCCAATGTTTACAGTTACCGGCACAATCGTCGAAGCATAAGTAACATTCTATATTAAACAAAGAAGCCTGCTAGAAATAGCGGGCCTCTTAGTCTTATAGGTTAATTGTTGAGGGTGTAAATATGTTTCTCCCAATCATCACAATCATCTATCTCATCGAAACTATATCCTTCATCAAAAAAGAATTTATGAAGTTCTTGGTTTATATACTCCTTCTCACTAGTTTCTTGTTGAAATTCTAATATCCAATTGTTATTTAAAACAAATGTAGTAATTTGTTTTCTTATCTCCAGTACTCTGCCTTTAGTTAATTTGTCTGGGTTAATGCATTTTGGTTCC